GGGGTGTAATTTTATTACACCGCTTTCAAGTTTTTACCTCCAAAAATGGATAGTAGAAACTTTATTCTCAATCGGTTCAATGATGCCGTTCTGTCGGAGGTAGCTCTCTCCGGGATTAAAGAACGCAGCGGATTTGATGATAATAAGCCGTTCCAGGCGGGCACTTCAATGGGCAGTTTGGAATATAAGAAGGTTTGTTACATTAATGAAACTGTTGGTTCTTTACCGTGTTCTGAAAAGAAGACAGATCATTGTCTCGTCGGAAAACATTTGTTTTTCGGAAAGGAATGGATATCCTGTGCATTAAGGGAATGCATGGCAATGTTCAATTCCAATAAAAAGCTCCGTTCAGTGCCAGCTATTTTTGCTGGTAATGAGCACTCATTGGAACATTTTTGTAATTACGTCTTATTTATTTCAGGTGATGATATCATTGTAAATAATATAGAACTGTTTAACAAGAAATTTTTACTTGAAAATTTTCACTCTCATACCACATCTTATGATAAGAAAATAGAATACTTAATTCTCTTATCTGAAAGTGTAGAATATTTAACTAACAAAATGGTAGAGGTTGATTTTTCTCAAGCATTAAAATCTCATAAACTTTTCGTCGTCTGTAAGAAATTGGGATATAAGAAGAAAGATGTTTCATTTGAGATCGATGCCACGGATCGACTCAATTTAAGAAGTAATACTGATTATGATTCAATAATATTTTGTTATATCATGATTATATCAAATGATTTGACACGTTTTTTGGCTGTTAACTTAAGTGCAGAACTCTATTTTAAACAACAACTTAAGAACAGACAAGGACTTGCCGAATTTATTAGAAATAATCGTGGTTATAGGAGAGACTTAAAGAAATATCATAATTGTAATGAAAAATTAGATGCACAAAAGCAAGAGAAGGTTAATAAAATCGTAGCAGAGAAAGAGGAACGTCAGAATCATTCTGATCTTTGTGCTAATCCTAGATGTAAAAAGAATATACTTGAATCCTATAATTATCTGGTTGATCCTCAAGATCAAAATGCATTATTATTAAAAGATAATATTAGAGGTTCTATTAACAATAAGTGTTTTGGTTGTAATGCGTTTTATTTGTTTGATAATCCTAATTTAACTTTGAATGAAGAAAATGTATTACAAATTTGTAGAAAATTAAATGAAAAATTAAAACCTAAAGTTGAAATCAGAAAGTATGTTTGTTCTGTTTGTGAATTAGAATTTAAAGATTTGGGGTTGCTAAAAGAACACGATGATTTAGAGCATAACAGAGAAGTTCCTGAGGATGAAGTTTATATGTTTAATAGTCCTATTGAGGTTAATAAAAAATATATTGTTTATCATAAAGACGAAAAACTATATGATGTGTATAATAAATTTTCTAAGAGTATTTTGTTTGAATATAATGAGCAATTTGATCTGCATGTTAAAGATTACAGAGAAGAATTGGCAACTTATTATTATTGGAAGAAGATATTTTTGGATGTATTAGTATTTGTATTTATATTTTTAACACTTTCAGTGTTAAATTTAGGTTTGTTTAAAATAGTGCCCCTATTTGTAATTTTTAGTGTTTATCTCTTCAAGTATTCAAAAAGGAATTTAAGAGACTGGTTGAAGTTCTTATTGAGCTTCTCTTTCCTTGAAAGATACAGTGAATATCAAATTATATTTTCTGGTTATACTAAGGAGAAAGATTATGTGCTTGTTTGTGTTAATTATTGGTTTGATTTGGTTAGGTTATTGAAACAGAATCAATTTGATCAAAAATTTTTCAAAGAAGTCATTTTACTGGATCCTATAACTGGGATGTATGAGGAGTTAGATGATGTGAAGAGGATTGAGTACTGTTGTAAAGTAAAAAGAACAGGATCTAAAGTACTCAAGGAAGTGTATACTGTTATGGAAATATGTAACTATGATGACGAGAATAATACTCCGGTTTTCCAGACATACTCTTATGATAAATTAAAATATAGGAGTAGATTTTGTAAAGTGAAGAAAGAAGTATTTGAATTGGATGAAGGGTTACTTGAATTTAATGATGAACAACTTGCTGTTAAAATTAAAGAAGTTCATGGTAAATTAATGTATGATCTAGCAATTAATCTAACCAATATTAAAGACGTAGGAAATAATGTTAATTTTAAAATCTCAACTAATAATGTGGAAAATGCTATCAAAAAGAGTTTGGGATGGAATACGATAATTAACAAGGATAATCTGCTCCAGAACACAGCAGGTTTCGCCGTGGCCGTTTTTGCCTCTAACAGGCAGAGTCACGGTTTATCTACGGATTTTTAAATTCTCCCGGGCGTCGCCTCGCGTTTGGTTATCGTTGTGCTGATTTACAAAAGTGGAAATTTTTGAAGAAACTTGATGAAATTAAACCCGTCAAGATGAAGCTTAAACCCACTGATGTAAAGAATAAACCGGTTCTTATTGATTTAGGGTGTGGTATGGTTTACTGTGCACCACCTGAGCCGGATTTAAATGATATGACTAACGCGATGCTGGGGAGTCAAAAACGGGTTCTTTTTAAAAATATTACTAAAAATAAAGGACATGGTTTAAGGAAATTTAGGAATTTTGTTAGAAAGTTTATAAAGGAGCATCTTAAACCAATAGAACCTGATTCAGATAGAGCTCCAGAAACATGGTTAGAAAACAATAAGAGTTACACTTTTAAAGAGAAGGAAGAATTATTAAAGAAATGGGAAAAAATGAATAAGAGTGAAGGAGAGTATAAAGACCCAATGATAATAAAAGTTAAACAATCTTTTATTAAAGACGAAACATACACACAATTTAAATATTCTAGAGGCATTCATGGTAGAACTGACGAATTTAAATTGTTACTGGGCCCTGTTGCAAAGTTAATTGAAAAATACTTGTTTCAGGAAAGTCCTCTAGAAAAATTCTTCATCAAAAAGATACCTGTCCCTGATAGGCCTTCTTATCTTATGGATAATGTATTTGCACCTGGGTTTTCCTATTTTTGCAATGATTATACTGGGTTTGAAGGTTTGTTGGGGCCGGAATTCATGGCAGCTTGTGAGTTCCAATTGTATACTTATATGGTTAGTATCTTACCAGATGAAGAAAAGAAACGCTTTAACGGTATGTTTAGAGCAGTGTGTTTCGGTAAAAACCACATGACATATAAAAATGTAAATATAGATGTTAGTGGTTGTAGAATGTCAGGTGAAATGTTTACCAGCTTAGGTAACGGTTTCTCAAATTTGATGGTAGTGCTCTACTGGTTTAGCTTACAAGGTGTTACTGATATTAATAGTATTCACGGGGTTGTAGAAGGAGATGATTCTTTATTTAGGATGAGTGTTATTCCGCCTAGTATAGAATTCTACGATTCCCTTGGTTTGGTTGCTAAACCGGAAGTCATTGCTGATATTAGAGAAGCCAGTTTCTGTGGCCAGGTATTTTCAGATACGTCGTCAGTTATATGTGATCCTAATAAAGTATTGTTAAACTTTGGTTGGACTAGTTCCAAGTACATGCATTTTAAAGATAGTTTCCATTTATCTTTATTACGAGCTAAAGCATGGTCCTTAGGTTATCAATATAAGAACTGCCCAATCTTGAGTAGCATGGCTCGTTGCTATTTAAGATTAACTAGATCATATGAAGTAATAAACGTAGTGAAATATATGCCGACATATAAAAGAGAAGAATTTCTAAATATGCTAGACATCGGACGACCAGAATTAAATCCGAT